GAGGCGCGTCTACATGGGGTGCAATGTCGTAAGGCGTCGCCGTCTTGTATCCCGCCCCGTCTGTCTGGCAAAGCCACACGATCGGTGCAGTCTCGTCCAGCAACAGCTCGCTGCAGTTTGGCGCCATCTGATAGGCGTTCACGCCGCCGCGCCCGTTGACGCGTACGATCTCGCGTCGCTGGTATGCGGGCGGATACCCATACATCATTGGATCACGTCCTTTCTGGATCTATCGTACCCCAAATCAGCGGCTGGAAAGCGTAGAGTATCGGCATCAAAAGGCGCAAAAAAGGAGGGCATAAAGCCCTCCTTCAATTTGTGCCGATGATCCCGTATGAGATCCCGTCAGCGATCTTTCCGTATGCTCTTCGTCTGCAATTTTTGATCGTGTCAGGAGAAACAAACAGATCCATCGCCACGTCTACACAACTTCGCCTGCGCACATCGCACTCGATGATGCACGCCTCCTCCATGGGCGGCAGATCAAACGCCTTGACGTAGTCCACCGCCCGCTGAGGAGCCATTCGTGATAGCCTTGCTCTGATCTCCCTATGCTGTGCGTTCATCCATTCCCCTCCGCGCCGTGAGCCTGCGGAGCTTTCGCGTGGGAGCGGGGTCGGCGTATCGTTGCCCGCTCCCCGCCCAGAGGGTTAATGCCACGGAGCGTCTGCCAACTGTTTTTCTCCGTAGCCCTTCATTCGATAGAGCGCGTCCTTCTGTGCTGTGGAGATGTTCATCTTGTTGATCGCCTCCAGCACAAACTGCTTCTTCTCGATCTTCCCGTCGCCGTCGGTATCCTCGCCTTTAACCGCGTTAAGATCCTTGTACGCCTCCGCAAAGGATTTCTTGTCGAATCCTGCATCGGAACCGTAACTCTGATACGCCTCGACGATGGCATTCGTCGCATCAGACACTCCATCGTTTTTCCAGTCGTACGCCGTAGCCTTCAGCTCCGCATCTTCCGCAGATAGCCCGCCGACGTTCTGCAACGCCCGAATTACCTCTCGGCGAGAAATATTCCCGTCAGCATATTCATCGGCAAGATCGTCGTACGAGAAACCGTAGGACTGCTTGAATTCCTGCTGTTTGATAACGGTTTCTGCATCCTCGCGGCTGAACCCGACGTCTTCAAGCTGTGAGAGCATATCGCTTCCACCAGCGTTCTTGATGGCGTTTTTCATGCCGGTCTTGATCTGCTTATCAGTATAGCCCTTACTGATAAGGTCGGCATAAATCCGGTCGTACGCGGACTTGTCATCCTGCAATGCGTGATAGAGGATTGAGTAGTACCGCGATGAGTTTTTCGCGTCTGGAGCGACGCGGTAAATCATCTGCTCCATCTGATACATCGCCCAGTAACTGCCGGTTTCCTGCGCGATGCTTCGTGCCACCGCCCAAGTGTCGCGCCCGATGTTGCCGACGGAAATGCCGAAGATCTTACTGCCGGTTACCAGAAGCTGTTTGAATGCATAGAGCGTGGACTTCTGCCCGTCGCCCTGTGTGGCCTTTGTAAACAGCTGCGCCGCAGCAATAAAGTCCGAAACCGCGTCTGCATCCATGCGGGACACCGTGTAGCCCTGAAGCATGGACTTGATGTCCTTGGCGAACGGAATCCGTCCTACGGGGTCGATGTTGTCCCACAGGTTACTGCCCAGCAGGACGCTGGCGACCGCATCGTCCTCTCCGGTTACGCCGGTCAGAACCTCGAAGTATCTGCCCCAGTAATCCTTGTCCTTGTCATCCTTCCGCGCCGCGTCGACGAGGGACTGGACAAGCGCGTTTACGCCGTCGGTAACCAACAGTGCGATGCTCGTCCGAGCAAACTGTTTCAGAGCCGCGCTCTTCTTGCTGGGATTGGTTTCATAACGCCACGCGTCATAGGATCTAAGGAGCATATTCAAGGACTTCATCGGCTCACCCATAAATGCGGTGGCCTGTTTCGTCAAACCGTTCCCGCTGCGCATGATCTGCGTGCGCTGGAGAATCCCGTCAACGACCTGTGACTGGTCGATTACGTCGGAAAACACCTCTGCCGTGCGAGTGTAAAAATCCTCGCTCCCGACTTCATAGCGCCCTTCCTTCTGCACGGTATACTCACACGCGTTCCAGATCTTGCCCCACGTCACAGCGTCTGCCTTTGCCGCCGCCGCGCTGGATGCATCGCTGAGCTTGTCCATAAAGGTCTGATCCGCGCCGTTGAGAATGCCCTTCATGATCGTGTACTGACCGGCCTGATCGAATCCGGACGAGTCCTTGATGGCGGCAATGCCCGCATACTGTTTGGCCTTCTTCCAGCCATTGCCCTTGGTAGGAGCCTTGACAAGCCCCTTTGCCATGTCGCTGGGATCGAGGATCGCCGCCGCGCGGAAGAATGCCGTGGGCTGCTGGAGCACCACGCGGGCGTTCATGCCGACGCTTGCGGCCTTTGTCCTGCCGACGAACTTCTCGATCATGCGCGTGATCGGTTCATCATCGTGGGCGATGCCGTTCTGCACGTCACTCATGAGGTTTCGCCAGTATTTCAGCGCCTGTTCGCCGTAAACATCCGTCAGCACATTCTTGACGTTCTTGCCGGTAAGGTTCCCGGAAGAGTCGCGGTAGCGATAGTTAAAAAGCCGGTTGATGTCCTCCATCGGTTCGAGCATTGTGCTGTAAGTAATCATGTCGCTTGCGTTTTTCGTGAAAACGTCAAACACTCCGCCAAGATCCAGCGTGTTGCTGGCGTTCTCGTTCAGGGCTTTCGCACTGCCCATGTTGCGGATCTCGCGCGGCATATTTTCGCCGCGTTCAGCGTTCTGCACAATTGACTCTCGCGCCGACTTGATCGGCCAATAATGCTCCTCGGTAAACTTGTTGTACCCATACACGGCCATGCTGGCCTCGTTGCCCCACTTGGCAAGCATGGTAGACGCGATTTTCTGCAGTCCCTTTGCGACCTTGATCTGCTCATCCGTCAGGACATCAGTGATCTGAGCCACATCGTTTGCAGTGAGAGGAATGCTCTTCGTGCCGCGCTCGATGGCCGGCAACTTGCCGTCGCGCTTGATGTAGGGCTGTATAACGCCGCCGACAGAGAGGTGCTGCATCGAGTGCTTCCCGCGATTCGCGAGGTTGTAAAGGTTCATGATCTGGTCATTCGTCAGCGTGATCGTCTGTCCGGACTCGGTCGTAAACGTATGCCGCTCGTTTCGCTGTTTATAAACATCGCGGCTCATAAACTTCTCCGCCAGCTTCGCAATTTCTGCGACCCTGCGGTTCTGCGTGTCCTCCGCATTCCGCAGAGCGCGGAACACGTCCAGACCAGCGTCTCCATATGCGTTGAAAAATGTGCGCGGATCGTACAGGCTGAGTACGGCTTTCTTGTTCGACCGTTTGCGGCTACTTACGCCGCTCCTGAGATCATTTGCCCACTGGGAGATAAATATATACTTCCCACTCGAAAGTGCCTTGTCGTAGCTGGATACGGTCGTTTCTATGCCCTTGATTGCTTTCCAGACAACGTTAAGCTGCTCGCTGTTCATGTCGCCGATCCGCTGGCTCCCCAGCTCGACAAGCTGATCGATGAAACCACTTTGTCCGCCCTCGCCGAACAAAGCCGGATCAACCACAAAATTGGGATCGCTGGAGAGAATTTCGTCATACGCCTCGCGGAGGCGGATTGCCTCTTGTGTTCTCTTTGTCGGAGATCCCGTGGTTCCCTTGCGGAGTTTTCCGCTTTCATCGTAGCTCATGGAGCTTTCCGTGTTAATGACGCGGAGGAGTGCGGCAACCGGAGTACGCAGCTGTTCGGGGATATGCTGTTTGTCGGTTGGATGGAGCAACTTCTGAGACAGCGCGTCGGTGTGCCTTGCGATCCGTGCGCGCATCTCCCTGGCCTTGCGCTTTTCTGCCCCGGATTTGGTTCGTTCGGCGTACGCCGTCCGCATCTGCTTGATCTTCTCGTCGCGACCAGCCCGCGTCTTGCTGAGTAGATCCTTCAGGTGTGCGATCTCCTTTTCCTTCCGATCTGCATAGGTCGGTCTGGTCTGCCGGACATCATCGCTGATCATGCTCTCAATCAAGGAGTTCCCAAGGGCAGTTACTGCGATGTCATGATACTCGTCATACGGATTCGACCAAATGTTGTCGATATCCTCCAAGATCTCGCCCATGCGCGTAAGCTGATCTGCTGGATTCGTGATGCTTTCAGGAAAATAGCCGCCGCCAAACATCTCTGTCAGCTCATGATATGCCACGTCGACCGGAAGCCCGCCGTCCTTCGCGAACTTAATGTAACGGTGTGCCTTCTTCCATTCGGGAAAATCCGGGATGGATCCGTCATCCGTATACGCCAGCTTGACGGACTTGAGGTGTTTTTGGATTTCCAGCAAGTCCTCGCCGCCCTCCTCAAGCACACGAGAATTCTGGATGATCTTTTCTGCCACATACTCTGCATAAGCGTGGAGATCTGTGTCAGGGACATCCTGCGATAGAAGAGCCTTGCCGAGGTTCTCCATATCCGTCTTGATCTCGCTGTACTTCGTCGAGCTGTCGAAGTCGTTGATAAGCCGATTCCCGAGTTTCTTCAGATCTCCCTCGCGGAAACTCGGCATAGAGGGCTTGGTTTCCGCTTTCCAGCGTGCCACCTGACGCTCAAGCGATTTCACGCGCGTCTTGAGCCGGTCGCGTTCCTTCTTGATGTCGCGCATTTCCGTCTCGATCTGCGTCTGCGACTTGAGCTGAAATCTCGCGTTGTCCACACTGTTTACCGCATTCAACCTACCTGTTTCGTCTCCCGCAGGATACTCGATAACGCGAACGCCAGCATCCGATAAAGATTGGCGAATTTCCGCACTGGAATTATCCGGAATTACTGCCGCAAGCACTTCATTAAACCCTACGGCTCTTTGCGGTTTCGCTTCGAAGTAACCCGTCGGAAGCTCCGCCGCCGCGCGGAACATCTCCCGGATTCTCGCAGCCGTGCTCTTGCTGATGGAGTACCCTTCCTTCGAGAACGCCCGCCGGATGGCTGCTTCTGTCTGCTTACCCTGCGCGGCCTGCATCATCACGTCGCCGATGATCTGCATCTCATCGAACTGGTTGTCCGAGTGCGCCTTGTTCTCGCGCATGACCGCCCGCGTGGCCTGCTCGATGCGCTTTTCTACTGCGTCCACGTCGGCCTTGTACTGCTCTGTGTCCACCTTGCCGAGCCTGTCGCTCGCAGCCTTCACCGCGTCGATGCTCTGGAAGTCCTCCGTGCTGACCGCCTGCATGGACTTCGCCGACGCGCCAAACGTCTGCCCGCCGCGCTCTGCCTGCGTCTCGGTCATGGCGCGCACGATGTTCTCCAGCGTATACTCCCAGTGCAACTGCGAAAAGCTCCGCTTGCTGCCGGACTTGTCGAACCGTTCCGATCCGTTGTAGATCCCCGGCTCGCCCAGTACGCCTTCCAGCTGCGGCAGCAGCCACGCTTTCACATCCTCGGTGCTCGCCGCTTCATGGAGCTTGTCGCTGGTCGCCCACCGGTCGATCTCGCTCGTCGTCGCGCCCTGGTCCTGATAGTATTCCCATGCGTTTCGGACGAAATTCTCCACCGTGTATGTGTGGACATTGTTCTCCATAAAGTAGTTGATCCGCTTCTCCTTCAGCTCCGGTTTCCGGTCGAGGAATCTGCGGTGCTGCTCTTCGTAGCTGTCGCGGATAATCTGGCGCACCGTGTCCTCGATCTCCTGCACCGGCTGATAGTCGCCCGCTTCCATGCTCGCCTCGATGTCCGCCAGCTTTTGCACGCCGATTTTCTGCACAAGCTTCGATAGTGAGTCATTGCCGTATCGGTTGAACTCCTTTGCCTGCATGACCGGCTCCAGCGTTTTCCCCTGATCGGCCAGATACGCCGCGCGAATACTGTCGTCCCGCGCGAGCTTGTCCGCCAGCTCCGGCGCGCTCATGCCGCTCTCTTCGCCAACGCCTGCGCGCTGCAATGCGCTGTCGTTGCGGAATACGCCGCCCGCGACCTTCTCGCTCAGCCCCGCGAGCCGCTTTTCCACGGCGCGCATCCGGTCGTAGTTCACTGGATATTCCACCGCCGGGGCCGTCGGCGTATACGCGTCGCCGCCGTAAATCTTGTTCCGGCTGTCCGTCTGCGGGTCGATGCTCTCGCGTCCGAACACGATGGAGATCGGCCCGTACATGCTGTGTCCCTGTGCCGCCTTGACGACTGCGATACTTGGCATCGGCAGCCCACCCAAATAGAACGCATCCCGCAGGTTCTGTTCCGTCAGGTTGTGGACGGCCACGAGATCTTTTGTCCGTTCTACCGGTGCTCGCAGGGAGAACTTTTCCTTTACTTCCCGCTGATCCGGCGCGCTTCGGCCAGAAGTTCCTCTGACGTTGCCGTTCTGTGATCCGCCATGTAGTCCATAAACTGCTCCTGCGTCTCCGGCTGGCCCTTGAGCCTGAGGAAGATTTCCGCTCCGGCTCCCTTTCTTACTCCAAAGCAGCTCAACCCACGAATCAGCAGATCCTCCATTTCTGTCATATTTTTCTCTCCTCTCAATATATTCAGCCACGGCCACACTGCATGCATCAGCCTGCTTCCCACCGACCGCATACAGCGGCGTAGCTTCCGTGCCGTCGCCGATCCCGTACAGAGCGAACACCTGTACGCCTTTTTCATCAGCATACAGCCATTTCGTTGATTCGTCAAGATACTGTTCACTGCTCCCGATTTCCTCGTCGAGTTTTCGGTTCAGCAATGCCCATTCGTCACTGCGAAGTTGCGGCTTCCAATACTTACGGCGAATCTGCAGCTTCGCAGATTCATCAGCATTTGCAGTTACTGCATTCGTCGATTCGCGGATCGTCTCCGCCGCCTTGTCATACGCCGTCTGCCAAAGGTCTGCGACCTTCTGCAGATCCGCGAAGTTCTTGCCATAGGCTTTCTGCGCAGCCTTGTCCCGTGCCTTGCCGGTGAAGAGGGTCTTCACGCGGGAAATAAACGACTTCAGCCCATCGAGCAACTTGCCGGCCACAGAGCGGTTTTTGTCGGCAAACCGCCCGAACAGATCCGTGTCGTTAATCATCTTCGCGGTAAAGTCTGCCGCGATCTCGTCCATGGCCTCTTCCTGCGTCAGCGTAACACCAGCCTCTCGGCTTGCCTCGCGATAGCGCTCCACCATGCTTGCGGTAGTGTCATCGCCCAGTTCGCTCGACTGGTACTCCATCACGGCATCGCGATATGCGCGGTACTCTGTCGGCGCGGCATCCTGCATCCTGTGCGTTACCTCATGCGCCGCGACAAAGGAAAGCGGGTTTTCCGCATCAGCCGCAAGCAGGACGGTATTCGTACCCTTGACGTACTTGCCGTTCGCCGCGCCGCCCTGCACCTGCGGCACGATCTCGATTCGAACGCCCATGTCGCTTGCGAGAGATCCCAGCACACGTGCAGTTCCTGTATCGTTGTTTGCGAGCTTTTTGCTGTAATCGTTGTCGACAAGGCCGGCCTCGTTGGACTTCGTAACCAACTTCACGCCAGCCTTTTCCCGCGCCAAGTTACTTGCCGCATCGGCAAGACCGGCCTGATACGCCGCCGTCTGTACGGAAGGGGGGATGTAACGCGCCGCATCGCTCTTTACGTCAGTCAGCGACTTGCCGCTTAGGCCAGCCTGGTACATCGCTGTAAAGCCCGTGCGCAGACGGGGATTGCTCTTTACAGCCTGATTCTGCTGTACCTGCGTCCACGCGTCGCTCCCGTTCTCACCGAGGCCGGTGTCCGACCGGAAGGACTGCAGCCCATCAGCCGCGCCCTGATTCCACGCCGCCGTGCGCTGTGCGTCCGTCAGATCATCGGCAAACGTACCGCGCTTCTCGGTCACGACTCCGGCGCGCCCGTCCTCGTAGGCCTCCTGCATCCCCAGCAGATAGCGGCTCACGTCGCCTCCGGTGTAGGAGTCGATAAAGACATTTGCCGCTCCTGCGTTCGCCGCGCGGCTAATTGCGCCCTCGTAGAGATCGGCGGTGTTCCGATCCGCGAACTTTACCTTGTCGGGGGACACGACCTCGCCGTTTGCCATCTCGATTTGCCCGCCCTTCACAACGGACTTGATCGCCGATTCATTCCCGCCGACAGTGGTCTTCCCGTTCTCCCCGGTCTGGTACGTCCCCTTGACCCCCGACAGCTCTTTCACGCGCGCCTGTGCCTGTTCATAGCGCTGGCTCTGCTTCTCGACCTGCTTGCTGTAGATGCTGTTCGCCGCCTTGCCAGCGGCCATCTGCGCGCCGGACAGAATACCGCCGACCGTAAAGCCGCCCGCAAACTCCTGTGCAGACGTCACAGGGTTAAAGATCGCGCGGTCATCCGTTGTGGACACAATTGGGTTGTTTGCGCCGTAAACGACGTTCTGCATCGTGCGCCCGACGGGGCCTTGCCAGATCTCCTCCATGCCTTCCTCTGCGGCGCTGCGCAGGAGATTTTTTACGCTGAAGTTCTCCGGTACCTTCTGGATACCGCCGCCGACCTCGATCACAGAGTTAAGGAGGCTGGTGGCGATGGCATAGTTCATGGCTTCGCCCGTACTCGCGCCGTCGGAAAGCGCCTCCTGATAGTCTGCGCCGACTTCGGATGTAAAAGCCATCCAGTAGTCCTTGGATCTTAGCGTGTCGCGAAACCCTTTCCCAAGAGCATTCAGCACACCGGAACTTTCCACGACGGACGCGCCAAGATTTGCAAGCGCCTCCGTTGATGTCGCTACGCCGTTGACGATAGGTGCCGCCGCAACTCCCGCAGTCGCCGCCATGGGGATCGCGTATCCGACTCCGTATGCAATATCGCCGCCATACGACGCAGCCTTTTTGGCGACCTTGCCGCCAAAAGTGTCATCCTTGATTTTGGCGACTTCAGCCTCTCGTTCCTGATCGAGATAGGCTTTCTCCTGCTCGATGCCGACGAGGCCATTCTCGCCGAGGAACTTCCAATCCGGTCGGCCGTGATACAGTGCATTGAAGAGGCCACTTCCCTTTGTGTTCGCACCCTTGAAGATCGTATCCACGGCAGAAGTCACAACATCCTCGGCCATGGCTCCCGTCTGTGCAAGGCTTGCAACGCCGGTCAGGAGCGTCTTTCCGAGGTTGCCGAAATACTTCCACCCGTTGAACTTGCCATTGCTTTCCTGCCGTTCCTTCGCCGGGTCAATCCTCTGCGAAGGAAGGCTGACGGTGGGCTGCGTCGCTTCGCGCTCTTTCCGCGCCTGAATCCGCTGAGACAAAAGCTCCTGCGCAAGAGCGGCCTGTCCGCTCATATTCTGCGTGCTGGTCTGCGTCGTTGCAGACTGCGGATCTTCGCGCTTCTTCTTGCGCTGCTGCAGCAGCTCCACCGCCAGATCGTTATTGGTCATAGTTGCCTCCCTCGCTTGCGTTACTTCTTCTTGTGGAACGTGATCGTCTTCTTGCTGTTGTCCCACGTTGCGGTCGCAGTTCCGTTCTGGAGCATCTTAATCAGCTCAGTTTCACCGTATCGGCTTCCGCCTTCAAGCTTGATCCATCCGTTACCGGATCGATTTGTGATGGTATACTCGTTGATCGGCCTATAGCCGCTCTCATATGCCGCCTGAGTCTGAGCGCCCCAAATGCCGTCCTGCGTGAGACCAGCCGCCATCTGGATCTGCTTGATCTGATCGGACGAGTACCCGTGGGTGTCGTAGCTCTTGCTGGATCTGCGAGAGCTGGACGAACCACTGCGGCTCGAACTGCTTGCCGCCGCCTTCTGAGCCGCAAGCTGAGCCTGCTCCATTGCCATCTGCTGGTTGAACTGGCGGACGTTCTCGTCGTACTGCTTCTGCCACTGTTCGTCCGAGATCCGATCTCTGTAGTCCTGATAGGCGTAGCTCTTCGCGTCGCCATATCGGCTATAGTCGAGCTGGCGCTCTGCGTCGTACCGGTTTGCGGCGTAATCGCGCTGGTTCTGCCAGTCGCTGGCCTTGTCGCGGTACTCGCCGTACTCCTGCGAGTAACGATCCGCGAGGAGGGAGTACTGCGTCTTGAGATCGTCGCCTTCTGCGTTATAACGTTCCAGCGCCATTTGGTACAGCTCAGGCACTACGTCGTTCAGGCTCTGCAGATATGCGTTATACTGCTGCTGTCCTGCGCTCTGGCTGTATGTTGATCCATAGCCGCCCGTAAGAGCCGCCGCTTGACCCATCGTATCCTGCATGGCCTGTTTGCCCTGCTGGACATACCGATCTTTGTACTGCTGGTAAAGCGCGTCTCCGTTCAGATCGTACTTAAATTTTTCACGGTTCTGCAGCTTGCTGAGAGCGTCCTGCATTTGCTGTCCATATGTGCCGCCGCTCCAGTCTCCCGGCTTCCGTGCGTCCGTCTGCTGGAGCTGATTGTACAGATCCCTGACGCGCTCGCTTTCCTCATAGTCTTTGTAGCTAAACGCCACCCGTGTCTCCCTCCTTTCCGGTTCTCCGGATTACTTCTTGAGCAGCGCTCCCCAAGTATCCTTACCGCAGATGCCGTCCGCCGTCAGGCCGTTTGCGTGCTGGCAAGCCTTGATTGCCGCGACGGTCGCCGCGCCGCAGATACCGTCCGCGCCGTAGCTGCCGCACTTATAGCCCTGCGCGATGAGCGCACCCTGCATGCTGCGCACCGCGTTGCCACGGTCGCCGTTGCCGATCATCTGAGTTGCTACCATGATAATGTCCTCCTCGGTCGTGTTTTTGTTCTGAACCTCCGGTGTTCCGGAGACAATGGCCGCGAGCGGGAAATACTTGCCCGGGCAGTCCGTGGTAGATCCTGCGACGTCCTTATGGCCGATCACCTTGGTGATGCCCCAGCGCCGCTTGATGTCGGCCACCAAAGCCTGTCCTGCGGCAAGCTGGGCAGCGGGCATGGTCGGCTCTACCTGATAGTTGCCCTCGAAGCACACGCCGATACTGTGGCTGTTCGCACCATATGCATGCGCGCCTACGGTATCTTCGGGGCGTCCGCGATAGATCGTGCCGTCCTTGCGCACCAGATAATGGTAGCCAATGCCCGCCCAGCCGTTGCCGACGTGCGAATTGTGTACGCCGTCCGGCGTGCAGGTGGTCGTGCCGGAGTGGTGCAGGATCAGCAGATCCGTCGTGCCCCGCTTGCTGAGCGGCTTTGCCCATTTGTAGGTTTTTTCGACGATGTTCATCTTATTCCTCCTTGGCCAGCTGCTTAACCGCCTGATTAATACCCGTAGCCGCCAGACCAGACACAACGCCCACAGCAGCGGCCGTGATCGGATCCGTCGCGGGGAAATCCGGGATGGGCGCACAGTACAGGCTGAGCAGACCCAGCCCCGCGCCGACCAGCCCGCAGATGACGGGGATAGCCTTGTCCGGGATGGCGGGCCAAATCTTGACCAGCGCGCCGATGATGTAGGCGATGACCGTAATGGCCGCCACGCTTGCGATACCGATGTTTTCCATATTTTTTTCTCCTTCCTGTGCCCTAATCGGGCACCATAAAATTACTGTTTCTCCTCAAGATCTGCGATACGGTGGTTAATCACCTTGATCTGCTCCTCCACGACCGGCATGCGACGCGCAAAATTGTTGTGCTCGCGCACCTCGCGCGTCAGCTCGTCGATCTTGGTTTCCGTTACCGCCTGTGTCTTGCGGTTGCTGGCCAGCACGCCAAACAGGCTTAACGCGCCGGTTATCAGTGCTGCGATGATGGACTCTGTCATAATTTCTCCTCTCTGCGCATTGCGCGTATAAATTAAGTCCGTCAGGGCGTTGGATGTGTGACTATACCTCCGTCTCGATGACGTACAGTCCCACCAGATCAGCCAACGCGTTATACACGGGGTTGCCCGTGTCGCGGTTGCACAGGTACGTCTTGCCGCCCTGGCTGTAGTATTTGCCCGCCTCCAGCGCCATGTTGCCGCTGTACGGGATGGGGTCGTACTTTGTCCCGTCGTGCTGCTCGTCGATGCGGGTGTACAGGCTCTCCGTGCCGGTTCCGGGCAACCACGTCTCTTGCGATGTGTGCGCTTGCAGCACCTTGTACAGGCCGCCGTTGTACACCAGCCTGTCGCCGACTGCGTAGGCCGTGCCAGCCGTCCACTCGGGGTAGTACGCCACCATGCGCAGCGCGGTCGCGTCGTCCACGGCCAGCGTGTTGATTTGCGCCCGCACCATCATCTCCTGCACCTCGCCCAGAGACAGCGGGCGGCGCTTTTCTTCGGCTTCGGCTTTCGCAGATGCTTCCTGCATGGCCGCGATTTCTTCGGCAGTCATGTCAATGTATTCACCGTTCACGTATTTTTTCATGCCTTGACCCCCCAAACTGTCAGTGTTGTTCCAATATTCATGCCGGCCCCAAAAGCACTTACAGCATTGATATAGTCAGTACTCGTCAAGTACATTGGATTTATAAGGCTGGCCCACGTGTTATCGTTGAAACATCTGATCTCGCAATTCATCAGGTCGCCGGGTTCAATGCTTCCAAATGTGCCGTCGCCGCGGTGGAAAATCTGTGATGTTGCCATCCACGGCGTTCCTTTTTGGCGGTCGATCGCGCAAAAAATATAGCCCCGCTTATTTGTATCTGATGTTTTCTGCGTAATAGCGGCAGCTCTATCCTCTCCCGTGTAGATTGGCGTTTTCGGATTGGGATAAATCCCAATAAGGCCCAGATCGTTTTCTACTGCTCCATACTGGAATTCAATATAGATCGCCTTGCAAGGGGCAAAGTTAAGTCTTATTTCGTTGGCGACCTCTGTTAGAGTTGCTTCTACAACTTTTACCCACTCATCGCCTCCGCCCCCCGGCATATCCACCGGACTCCACGCGGTGGGCACGCCGGATGCGTCCACGGCGGCAATCTTGGCAATCTGGCCGACCGTCGCGCCGGTGACGTCCATCCCTGCGCCGTCCTTGCCCGGCGCACCGGCAGGGCCTTGCGGGCCAGCCGGGCCATCAAACTCGCCGGAAGATTTGGCCAGCGCAAGCGCTGCGTTCGTTGCGACTTGCAGATCTGACTGTGCGATGGCTCCGACCTCTGCGGCGGAGTATGTGGGTTTGGTCTCAGCCTTTGCCCACTCCGGGACGGTCGGGTCGGTTTCTTCGATGGGGTGCGCTGCCAGATAATCGGCAACCGCCTTGGCGATGTCATCCGGGTCTACGCCACCCAGTCCCTTGATAATCTCCATCAGCTGGTCGTACACATCGGGCGTGGGGTCGGCAGGAGCGCCAGCCGCAGACCGCACGGACGGCAGGGCGCGCAGGATTGCCACGCGCGACGTGCGGATGTCGCCCGCAAACAGGCCGATCTGCACCGCGCCCGGCACGGTGCAAACGGGCAGCGTGATCGTGTTGCCGCTAAACACCCTATCCGTGAACGTACCGTTTATGTAGATCGTGCGCATGGTTTTGGTGTCGTAGGCGCTCCATTCATCGTCCAGCGTCCAATGCACCGTGTAATCGCTGTTGTCGCATACGATGGTTGTCGTATCACTTACCGCGACCTTGTGCGCCACTGTAATGTTGATATCAGGCATATTGTTCCCTCCTCATGCTGTGCGCTTCCACGTGTACACAGCCAAATACGGCGGCATGTTGTTGTGTGCCTTGCCCCCGCAGTTGCTGCTCTGCGGCCCCGTATATTGGTTGATTTTTCCATCGCCGTCATATAGCCGGATTGCGTCCGTGCCAATTACAGTGCTCTGGCCTGTGTACTGATAGCTCATTTTGATCTCAGGGATTTCGTCAGCTGTCAGCGTTACCTCGGATTCACCGCCGATCGTACCGGGGCGATAGATTGTGCCAGCCGCCAGCAGAAACACGTTATTAATGGCTTCCCATGTTCCACCGAACAAATCAGCCGGATCGGTCGATTTTGTGGACTGATAGATGCTTCCTACCGGATAGGTCCAGTCGAGCAGCGTCCGTCCGCCCACACGCAGCGACGCCGCCTGCACCTCTCCATGAAATTCCGCGTCCCACGCGCACTCAAGCCCGGCCTTCTCGCTGTACTTGCCAAAGGCCACTCCGTCGCCGCCCTCGCGCAAATGCATCGTAACAGCCTGCGTCGGGATAACCGCCGTTACGCTGGCGACGTTGCCGAGTTTGTCGACTACCTCGATTTTGCCTTCATAGCTGGCCGTCGTAAGGATGTCCACACTACCGGTGACGAGCGCCGCCTTGCCGCTTGTCATCGCAAGGCCAGCGCTCCACGAACCGCCCACGGCTCTCCAATAGCCTTTGAGCGTGTAGGTGTTCTCCCCGCCGCAGTCGGAGTGCTTGACCGTGGCCACGCCCGCAATGTGCAGCCCCGTGTCCGCCGGGAGCATCGCGTCATCCGATCGGTAGATCTGTACGCCCGTCAGCGTCGGAGCGGCGTAGGAGTAGAGGTTGACCGTCAGCGTTTGCTCGGCACACATCCCGCGCGAATCCGTCACGCGGCAGATGATCTGTGCGCTTTTCCCAAACAGCACCCCCGTCTTATACGGCGCACTCTCCGCGCTCACGCCGCCGCAAGTAATCGTGTACCCCGCGATGCTTGCACCGTATTTGGTTGAGATCTTACCCGCCGCAAACGTGATCTGCGCCTTGGAAAATCCGCTGATAAACCCCTTAAGGCTTGCAGCCTTGCCGCCGCTGTTGTCTGCCGCCGCCGATGCCCAGCCGGAGGCCACCGTGGGCGCCGCATCCGCCGGAACGCGCAGCGTGAAGCTTACGCTCTGCTCGTCGCCGATCTGCTCCGTCAGACTGCCGTCGCTCCATGTCTTGAGGTAAACCGTACACGTCCCGCTTGCGGCGTTTGGGATCCTGCTTGCAAGCGCCTTGCGCGGGGTCAGCGCGAACCAGTTGTACGCCGTCTCCCCGTCGAAGTCTCCCGCATAGCCGTCTCCCGCGAACGCATAGCGCACCGTGTGGACAAATCCGGTCTTTTTGCTGTTGGTGTAGATGATGATCTCCTCGCCCATGGCGATGGAACTCTTGTTGAGCGTCGGCACGCTGGCGCGCGGTATCGTATCGAGCGTCACCGTCGCCGAGATCGAGGTCGATGAGAGCGTCGTGCCGCTGATCCGTCCATCTGCCGAAATCGTCACGTCCCGACTGCCGTCCGCATTGTGGTACACCCGCACCGTCGCGGATACCGCCATCGTGTAGGAGTTGAGCGAGATCTCTACATGGCGGCTTGCCGCCGTGCGCTGGCCGTCGATCGTAATACCACCCGACCATGTACCGCTCGTCGTGTAGCCGCTGTTTGTACGGCTGTAGTAGAGCGTCGCAGTTACGTCGCTGTAGTTGCCGTCCTGCGACTGCGCCGCCGACCAGTAGATGTCTGGCCGGATATACTGGTTTCCGGTCGACCCGGGAAAATTGCCTGAAAGCGCCATCTCATCCTCCGATCCAGCGGAACGTAATCCCGCTCGTAAAATTTACGTCCCACTTGCCAGCGCCGGTGATCCGCTCCAGCTCAACGTGCGTAACGTGCAGTGCGCCGTTTGAAAAGTACGCGATCTCCGTACCCTCGACGTAAAACGACAGCTTTTTGCTTGTCCAGACTGACATATTGTGGCTGGTGTCGATCACGTCATACACCTTGCCGCCAACGCTCTGCGTGCCGGTTGTCTGGATGTCCTGCCCGATTGCGATGCCGATGATCGGGACGGTATTCTCATAGCCGACGATGCCCTGCCGGATGTATCCGGTGGTCTCCGTACGGTATGCCAGCAGCCCCTCGATGTCTCCGGCCTGTCCGTCGATCCGCCCCTCCAGCTCACTGACGTACTGGATGCTCTGCGTCACATTCTCTGCCGTTGCCGTAAACTTTGCGTCGACTTGCTCCTTGTACTGGCCAAACTCACTCTTGGCTAGGTAGCTGCTCTGCAGCTCGGCCTCGACGCGCTGGATCTCGCTCCTGACGGTATCCGCCGTCTTGATGATCAGGCTCTTGAGCGCGTTTGCGCTCGCTCCGATCTCCTGCCGCGTCTGATCCTGCGCCGCCTTTTGCGCACCCACGCCGAGCGAAGACTTTGCCGCCTCAGTCAGACTGTCCGCCTCGATGGCGTTGAGCGACTCATTGAGCTGTCTCGCCAGTGAGTAGAGATATCTCCGCACGCTCGACAGCTGCTCCGTCTGCCCGCCCTGAAGGGTCGGGGGAGTAGGGATAACTACCATCCGAGATCACTCCCCAACTCAAGGATTTTTGCGATGGAAAATACCCTCACAACGCCCTTGCCCGCGAGTTTAAGCCGCATATGGTCGCACCGCCGGGGGATCACGGGAACCGTGAACGTGCCATGACCCTTGCGGCGAACCGTCCCCGCCTCGCGCCAAATGCCGTCGGAGTCGTACATGCAGTATAGCCGCAACTCCCCGCCCTGCTCAATTTGGAGTCGGATGTTATAGCGGCTCAGGTATTTTTTGTCGGGGTAGTCGTACCCGATCACGCCCGTTTCCGCAGACCACTCGGGAGCATCCTCCGGCGTGCCCTGCGTACCGTTGACGCACATCATCCACTTGGTATCCGCGTCGACGTAAAACAGATCATCGTCCTGCCGCGCGAACACAAGCGCGTGGGTGTTGTCCTCCCGATGCCACATCGAGCGATTTGCGTCGTACACAAAGAGATGCCACGCCGCGCCATCGTACATACTGATGTAGTACTTGCCGCCTACGCTCCCAGCGACCGCTTTGCTGTATAGCACGTCGCCAAACACTGAGCCGATCGAAGACGGGAAGCTCCCATCGTACGCGCACACGTCCGTGCGGGACTTGTACAGGAGCATCTCGTTGACCACGCACAGACTTCGCCAGCTCCCGTTTTGGACACCTCGCGCCGCCGTCTCAACGACCTGATGCCCACCGGAGGACGCGACGGAAATCCGGTGAATCACGTCCTCTTTAAAAAACGTGGGATATCCTTGGTAGTTGATCGCGCCCGTCCACGCGCCGTCCGATCCAACAGATGCCGCCCAAGCGTCCGTCGACACGCCGGCATAGACTCGCCAGTTTTTGAAATCGCCGAGCTTGCAGCAGTACAGCTCGTTGACGGTCTTACCGTCCACGATGCCATACTTGCATCCCCAGATGCGGTTTTGTGCCTCGCAGACGTAGTCCATGTCCGGAACACTCCGCGCCGCTTTGACCGTACCGCTCTCCTGCGTATAGGTCAGGTCGATCAGCCCAATGATCACGATCCAATCGTCGCCCTTGCTCTGCACGACCTTTGTGCCGTTGAGATCCTTGTACTGCGCCTTGACGGCCTCGCTGTCTCCCCCGTAGGCGATGCCGCTGATCTCCAGCCCGTCGCCCTCTGCAAAGGCCTTGCCGATCCCGTCTGCCGAGATCTTGGTGTAGACCGTCGCGACACCCATCCACATGCTCTGCGGCGCGGAGTACGTCATCAGCTTGTGTGGGGTCTGCGTCGTGTCGATCCAATACTCGCCGCCGGTCGGATTTTCCGGCTGTGTAAGTGGGACGTTGTCCATCGTCTTGCCGTCCATCGTGCTTAGGGAGTACACCACGTTGCCGGTGCTCTCCCACGATGACTCAAGACTCCCGTAGTCCGTCACGTCCTTGGTGTTGAGGTACACCTTGTCCGGCCAGATCACAAGGTATGCCCCCATGCTGACCATCTGCTTGTCGCCGTCGCTCAACGTCAGCCCGGTGATCTCCTTGCCGTTGTAGTACAGCTTGCCCCCGTCGACCACGGCCATCGCGTCCTTGGCCAGCATCCCGCCCGGAGCGGTCAGATGCTGTACCTTGCCGCGTGCTGGTCTGCTCATCAGGAGCGGATACCCGCTCGACGTGAGATTGGTCATGTCGTAAAACTCGCCGTCGCTGATCCGCCGGTTGTGGTTGTACCCACCAAACACAGACAGCATCTCGCGGCTCTGGCTCGTCTCAGTGAGCGTCGGATTGTACATACGCCCTCCTCACCAAAAACGCACCGTCGCGCTGACCGGCGTATGCGTCCGGTTGTACCAGCGGCTGTACTCGTTGTACGCCGCCGTGAAAAGCGCGATGGAATTGTTATACTTGCCGATCTCGCCATTGACGAGGTCGATCTGCGCCTCGACGTACAGCGGATAGAGCCGGTCATGCGGCGCCGCCGCCAGAAGTTCCGCGCTCGGATCCGTGCCGCCGTTGACCGTCGGGATCTCCGCATTCTCGCCGCCGACGTGCGTACGGATGATCTCATGCGTGATGATACCCTCCAGCTCCTGCAGCCATGCCAGCTTCTGCGCATCGTCGATGATGTTGGGCTTGCACGCATCGACCGTACTCAGCACTCGCTCAATTGTCATCGCGCGTCCCTCCTTCACAAAAAATGGGGGTCGCGCAGACCCCCATTACATCTCGCCGCCCGTCTCGGCGGCTTTCGCGGCCTGCTGCTGATAGCGGAATGCTTCACGCTTCTGGTTCTCGCTGAGCTTCAGCACTTCTGCCACGCACTCAGGCACTTCAACTTCTTCGCCGCGGCGGATCAGCCACGACCGGCCATTGATGCCGACGTACTGCTCCATATCATGCTCGTTGATGATCGGGAGCGTCACGCGCACCATCTTCTCGCCCGTTTCGGGCTTTTTGGTAGTTTCAGCCATTTTTCGTCTCCTGTTCTGCGGGGGAGGGGTTGCCTCCCCCGCCGTTACTCAGTTCGCCTCGACCGACGCGCTCCACGCATCGGACACGCTCTCCACGCGCACCATATTCTGCTCGAGCAGGATCTTGGCCGTGCGGATGCCCTTCCAGCCGACGGTAGAGCGCTGATCCAGCGGGTCAGCCGTGCCGGCGCTGCCCTTGCCCTTGACGATGGTCTGCAGGCCGCCGCCGGTGACCTCGGTTACGCCGTAAGCGTTTTTGCCGAGGATCAGCGTGCCAAACACGCCGTAGTAGTTGGAGGTACTGCCGATCTTGGGGCAGGTAGTGTCCTTCCAGACCTTCGCCTCGGTCGACTCCACAAACCGCACGCCCGCAATCTCGCCCAGCTCTCCCGTGTACAGGTTGGTAGGATTGGCATACTTGTGCGCGTCGACCCACTCCGGGTCGCGCATCAGATCGTACGCGACGTACGGATGGATGATGCCGACATACTTGCCGTTGATGGTCGGCACGTTTTTGCTCTTGAGCGTCGCGACCGCGCGCTGAATGGCCTTGACGGTCAGCTGGGACGTGTTGTCCAGCCCGGCGCGGGTGGTAACAGCCGTCTCCACGCCGGCGGCGACCTTGGGGCAAAACAGCACGTTGGTGCCGCCCTGCAGGACGTTGCGCACGATGGTATCCATCGTAATGCCCGCCTGATCGCCAAGCAGCTGCGCGGCCTCGACGGCCACGTTGTCGATGGCGGTAAGGTCAAGCACATCAGTGATGCGGACAAAGTAGCCGTACTGGTTGACGGTCGCCGTCAGGCTCGTCACGTCCAGCGCGCCGCCGTTTGGGGTCACGCCCTCGGTCAGCGCGGTCAGCGCCTTGGGAAGCTGGTTAAACTTGCGGAACTCGATCGTTTTGCCATTGCCGCGCGGGATATCGCGCTTCTGTCCAAACTGATCGTGGACAAGGTGCGGCCCGGCCTCGCGCAGCAGCACCTTGTCGTAAAAGGTCTTCATCTCGGCGGACAGGTTGTTGCCGGTTGCCGCCGAGGTCGTCGCATTGGTCACATCTGCAAACAGCTGCAGATCGATGTATCTCAGGTCAGTCATATTTCTCCCTTCCGGAGGGGTTAAAACCTGATCTTTTCGCCCCTCCTTGCTCGTCTGATAATCTCGTCCATATCAGCGTCAGACAGCTGCGACACGTCGCTCTTGACGGTGATCGGGGGCTTCGCGCCGCTCTCTGTCGGCCTCTTCCCCTGTGCCTGGATCTTGTTGGCGATTTTGCGCTCCGTCTCCTGCGCGGTAAACTGCATGGCCTGTGGGATAAGCTGATCATGGTACAGCCCCCAGTAAGCGCCCTCGACGCTTGCCCCGTTCATCAGCGCATTGAAAAACTGCGGATTCTGCAGCTCCTGCTGGAGGTCGAGCTGCGGGTACTTCGCCGCGATCTCGTCCGCCTCGCGCATCCACTTGGAGATGTTTTCGTCCATCTTCCGGCGGTTCTCCTGCTCCGCAAGCTGTTCGCGCAGCTGGGCGTTCTCCCGCTCGGCCTTACGCATCGTCTTGACCTGCTCAACGCCGATGCCAAGCCGCTCTGCCTCCTGCTCGTAAAAGGCGTCATCCTCGGCTACCGCCTTTGTCAGCCCCTCCACATCCGCAACATCGACGTGATACCGCTCAGATAGCATCTGCAGCAGCGGCTGAGCCGCCCTGTACTTATCTGCCGTCTCCCGCGTACCCTTCGTCCGCCGCTGAATCGTGTCCTGCATCCGCTTGTTGTACACGTCCTTGTACTCGCCCTTGATGAGCGCGTCAAACTCCTTGCCAAGATCCCTCGGTTTGTCCTCGGCATGATCCTCGGCGACAGGATCTGTCTGCTGATCGGCCTGCAGTCCGTAGGCCACCTTGCTCAGGTCGCCCGTTTCTGCCGCCGCGCCCGTGTCCCCGCTTGCGGGGGCTGCCGCTGTGCCGCCCTCCGCAAAGAGCTGGAGGGTAAGCGGCCTTGCCATAATGTCCATAGCGTACTCCTGCCCGTATGGTGGGCGATCCCGTAATCTGCCCGTGAGGTGGGCGATCCCTTGTTATCGGGGATACTCCCCGCTATCAACTCTGATGCAGTCTGGGTGCGCTCTTTGCAGCAGCAATAGCCCGGACTCGACCGTGCCCCAGATTGCCCGCGCCTCTCGTTCCGCTGCCCCGCGCGGCTTGATCGCAATCGCCGCGTGCCCATCGGCCAAGTCCACGCATGGCTTTGCCCGCAGCTTGCCGTCTGCGCTTAGCTTGCCCGCCTGTGCCGCCAGCGTATAGCACAGGATGCTTGCCGCAGCGCAGACCAGATCCTGCCCCGCCGGAGCGCTGCCGGCATGGCCGTCCATCTCCAGCGTCAGCAGTCCCGCGCGCTCGCCCAGCCGCGCCGTAATCATCGCGGTGCGGCTCTGTCAGCCGCCTCCTGCCGCGCATTTCGCGTCGTGCTGCTCTCGCTGCCGTCTTCGGCGGACTGATCCACCTTGCCCGGTGCCGCCTGTGCGCCGCCCTGCATCCCCGCCAGCATCTGCTGCGAGTAATTTGTCCCGCCCAGCGTGTCGGCCAGCTGCGCCATGGCCACGGCCTGCTGCTGCGCCGCCATAAGCTGCTGGTACAGTGTTCCGTTTGCCGCGATCCGCTGCATGATCTCGTCCTTGCGGTCAAAATCCATCATCTCGAGGCACGCCAAAGCCTGATCTGACATCTGCGGGTTAAAAAATCCCGCTCCGAAAAACTGCAGCGCCAGCTCGTTTTGACTCATTTTGCTGTAAGGGCTGGCCTTTTCCGCCGAGATGTCGATGTCAAACAGCGGCACGCGCGTACCCATGTCGATGCCAAAATCCGTCCCCTGCGCCTGCGGCTGCAGTCCCGCATTGGTGTAGCTGATAAATCGCTGCACACCGTTTTCCCCGATGATCCGAAACTGGCGGGGGAGATCGTAAAACTGCCGAATCAGCTCGACGACAAGTAGAACCACCTCGCGGAATGCGCGGTACGCCGCCTTGTTGCTATCCCGTGAGAGCTTGCTCCCCGCTTCCTGCATGGCCGCGATGGCCGATGCCGCCGTAACGCCGGAGGCCGTGCCGCCCGTAGATACGTCGCGGTTGCCGGTGGTCTCCTTCAGCTCGTCGACCTTGTGCTCCAGCACGGAGAGGTAGATCGAGCCGAGACCGTAGCCGGAGACCGGCACAATAGAGTCCGATCCCAGATTACCGTCCGTGTGGACAAACGGCTTCGTCCAGTCGGCGTATTCCTCCTCGTTCACCGCGCCGTCCGCGCGGATAAAAAAGCGAGGCGCGGCATTTGATAGCATATTGCGCATCACGGCCTGCTCACCGCGGTCGATGTACTCCTGCGCCCCCTTGCCGATATCGATGTAGCCAAAGCCGCACGGCGTACCCTTGCATCGGTACAGCGGATCGAACACAAACGGATACTTCCCGTGATCGTACCAGCCGCGCTCGGCCATGCTCCGGCCTGTCGCGTCCGGCTCGCGTTCATTCTCCGTCGCGTAGAGCACTGTATCTCCCACGAACTTGCAGTAGTGGAGGATCATCTGCCCGTCCACCATGCGCTTGTAATACCAGTCCACCACCACGCTCTTGTCGCTGGTGTCCACGGCATCATCGTAGCAGTACCGGCTCACGTCGATATTGCTCCCGCCGAGCTGGCCATCTAACTGTGGGTATGCCCGCACAAGCGCCTCGTTGTCCATGAGGCTGAGGTAAAACAGGTTGGGCGAGTCCTGGATATCCGTCACGCCCGGCTCCCAGAAAAGGTTGAGCACATCCACCGTCTCGATGGCAATGTCGCCCAGCCCGCCGAGCTTGTGCGCATCCCAGAAAATACCATAGATGCCCGTGCCGCCGATCAGCTTGTCCCACGCCTCGTCGGAGTATGTCTGCTCAAAGCCCTCCTGCGCCAGCACCACGGGGACGATGTCACTCAGCCGCTCGGCCTCCTCCACGTCCCCCTGCTCCCGTGGAAGGATGTTTGGTGCGGGGTAGTTGTCCATCGCGTCTGCATGCTTGTTGGCAATCGCATTTAGCAGCCACGCAGACACCGGCTCCACATCCTGCTTCCGCCCGCGCATACACTCCCAGTGCCGCAGACGATACCACTCCTCGTCGTCGATCACGCGCCGCTCGAGGTTGGCTTTGCCCTGCTTGTATCGATTTAGCGTGTCCACGGCCTCGCGGATCTGTTCCGCGCCCACCACCGTCTCCACCACATCAGCCGCCTTGATTGCGGTCTCGGAGCCGATCTGCTCCACGCCGCCGTTGTCAATCGCCATCGGTTACCTCCTTGATCGTCATCGGCACCAGCTCAGGCGCGGGGAGGATGTCCTCGCGCGGGATGTCGAGCGCCGTGTACAGCGGGCTATCCAGATACGGATCCCGACCATGCTTCGCGCGGGGCTTGATCGGCCTCGCCATGCACATATACCGCATCTCATCGGCGATATGATCCTCACCGGTTGTATCCAGATCCTCGACATGATGGTCATCGTACTGCAGCAGCGGGATCGTACGGATCGCCGCCCGGCAGTTGTTAAAGATATACATCTGTGCCCGCCCGGCCTCGTCAAAGGCCATCCGGTAGTGCATCTGCATCCAGCCGGGAATGCGCTTGTTGTCGCCCCGGCTGAAGTACACCCCATGCCGCGCCGCGACCTCCTGAATACTCTCCCCGCGCTCGGCGTCCCAGATGGCCGGATCGGCCACGCCGGTGATCATCTTGCCCTTCAGCCAGCGATGCTCCGTCTCGATCCGGTGGATCTCCGCGAACACCTTGTCCGGCGGCCACTTAATCCCGGTGTTCGCCTCCCGCGTACACCCGTACAGCTCTAGAATCCGGTAGAGGCATCCGTCGTAGTCGACCGCCCACCACCCGCATGAGAAGGGCTTGGCATAGCCCCAGTCAAACGACCGATAGATCCGCCAGTCCGGCGGGATCTCAAACGGCGCGATGACGTGCGTAAAGCTCCGATCATCATAATGTGCCGGCGCGTCCGCGAACTCCTCGAAAAACTGCCCCCAAAATACGTCCCAGTCCCCGTTGAGCCACGCCCGCCGGAGACGCTCTGGCAGTGCCTCCAGCTGGTGGATGTACTCAGGATCCTGCCGCATCAGCGCGGCGTTGTCCGTAACGAGAGACTTAATAAACGAGTAATCGTCTGGATCCTCGCCCGGGAGGAAGTGCCGATCGACGAATAATCGCTTAATATACTGATGGCCTTGCCCGCCGGGGTTGCAGGTGTAGTATACCCGCTTCGGAAAGGCGTTCACGCCGCGAAGACACGCCGTGATGGTGGTCATCTGGTACTCGCTTAGCTGCGTCGCCTCGTCGAGGAAAATCACGTCATACTCCACGCCCTGCAGCCGGTCCAGGTCCCCGTCCTTGGCGCAGTACGCGAAAGAGATGGAGCTGCCGCCCGGCATCATCAGGATCTTGTCCTTGTCGTTATATCGCGCAACACCGGCCAGCTCCTGCCGCAGCTGCCGGATGTGGTTGTTGATCAGTTCCGGGTACGTCCGGCGGACGATTAGACATCGTATGCCGGGATACCGCAGGCACAGCAGCTTGGCCTTGGTGCGCACCGCCCAGCTCTTCCCGCCGCCGCGCGCCCCGCCGAAGGCGATGTACTTGTGCCGATCGCGCAAAAACAGCTCCTGCCGCGCGTTGGGCTTGTCAATGTGGATCGTGATCATCCGCTGTACTCCTCCGCGTCGCCGAGATTTACCTGTACCCCGCTTTGCGTCTGCCGGTCGCGGACCATCGTCCACTTGTCGATCAGCGTGCCGATCGCCGTGGTGATCTGCGCCGGGTTGGCCGCTGCCAGCTTATCATCATCGGCCAACGCCGTCAGCCCCTTGCCGATGATATCGCATACAAGATCGGACTGCTTACCCATGTACGCCAGCACGTCCTGCGTATCCTGTTCTTTTTTTTGTGCGCAAAGCCTCGCGATCTCCGGCTCTGCCGCCACGATCCGCTTAACGCTGTTGGGTGCCACGCCGTTGATCCGTGCCGCTGCCGCGTATGATCCCAGCGTCACATAGTCGGCCACGATTTTTTTGCGCTTACGCGGATTAATCACATCGGCCACAACGTATCCCCCCATCGTGTGTCTGTTGTATTGATCTGCCAGCCCCCACCCTAGCTTAATCAGCAGATAGTCCCCAGCCGTCACCGGCTACATCCTGCCGCGCTTACGGGGGCGGCACCCCGCTTTGACAGGCGCTATCTATCCCCTGTCTGATATCCCCGATAATGGGATGTCCAGCCCATCTGGCGCGGCCTCCCGGAGTTGCACCGGGGATACTCTTGGCCGCATAGCCCCCCTTGCGGGGGGCGACAAAAAGGAGAGTGTGTAGCCCCAAGCCATAACCCACGCATCTATTATATCCCTGATTTTTGCCAATGTCCCACGCCAAGCCCCGTCAAAACGCGCAATTCCTAATGCAAAACTTTGTGCAGTATGCCTATTGTAAGATGTTAAACGTTGTTGTACAATATAGACAAGATCAAACGATAGACACCCACCCATCGGACAGGCCTTTGGCCGGAAAGGATTGAAAAAAATGGGAAAAGTTGTAAACGCTGCCGGACGCGAGATCGACTTTGATGCCGCCGTCGCGCTGATGGATGACGAGATCCGCGAGGCGATCCACGCGGAACTCGCCCCCTGCACGGAGCAGGCCTTTTTTGCGGCCTACGCCGTCGCCCACGCCGAGAAGTACGGTGCGGAGTGGGAACTCAACACCGAGAACCCAGTGTACTGAGAGGGGGATGCAGACATGGCTAAGACCGCGTTTGTCGGGCTTCGGCTCGACGAGGACGTGAAAGCCCGCCTCGAGCAACTGGCCGCCGCCGACGGCAGATCTCTCTCAAACTACATCGAGCAGATTCTGCTCAAGGCCGTCGCTGACGGCCAGAAAGGAGCTTAAAATGATGATCACTACCCCCACCCGCACCGTCACCGTCTCCCTCCGCCGTTATACCGGCGGCTGGGACAGGGGCTACGGTCCCGACTGCCTGCAGGATCTGGAACCCGATTTCCCTCGCACCCACCCCGATCGTCTGCCCGGCTCCGACATCATCGTCTCCACCGACGAGGATCTCGACGATATGCTCGATTTTTGGCACACAGCCGTCTATGCATCAAATCGGGGCCAGGACAACGACGGCCTCGACGGACTGACCGACGAGGAGATCGAGCGCGGCGACCAGTGGATTCTCGATGTTATCGAGGGCTAAAGCAAACAGCAAACAGCACCCAGCGTGATTGCTGGGTGCTTTCTTTTTGCTTTCCGTTTGCTTGCTTTTTGCTTGCTCGTTGCTTTCTTTTTGCTTTCCGTTTACTTTCGTTTTGCTTGCTGTTTGCTTTCGTTTTGCTTGTCGTTTGCTTACTGTTTGCTTACGTCTTGCTTCTGCTTTGCTTGCGCAGAGCGAAAAAACAAGAGAAAAGAAAGAAGCAAAGAAAAGAGAATACTCCCCCTAGTAGATAAAAAGAATCTATCTTGTAGGAGATAAGGCTCTCCCCTTACCCCCCTATAGTCCCCCCTTCCCCCTCTCAGGGATGAGAAAAACCCGCCCCACTCAGGGACGGGTTTTTTTGCTCAAGGCTCCTGCCTGAGCTTTTTTGCGATCTCCTCCAGCGCGCTCCAGTCCTGCGGGTCCAGCCGCGCCATGATCCGCAGGAGCTGGCGCTGGAACTCACGATCCGGATCCGTCAGCACCTGCGCCGCGTACTTCGCCAGCTCCTCCTCGAGAGACAGACGTACAAACATCTCTCCATCTCCGGTGCGGAGCCAGTGCTCATCGACATGGAACTCGCGGCAGATATCCGAGATCGTGCGGTCGCTGGGGATCGACCGCCCAGCCGCAATTTTTGAAACAAACGACTGAGAGACATTAAGCCTATCTGCAAATGCCGTGTTTGTCATCCCAAGCGCTTGCATTATGGCCTTAATGCGCTCGTTTACGGTCGTCACGGGGTATCACCTCCTCGCTTATATTAAACCATGTAGCAGCAGAAAAGTCAAGCAGAACTGTGACCACGGAACAAATTTACGCTTGACATTGTGATTAAGTCCTGTTATACTGTGACCATAGAACAAGCATTGGTGACTGTATCACAGGAGGTGAGCAAGTGAGGCAAGCAGTACGCATAATCGCAGTGATCCTTGAGACATACGCCCTGCATACATCGCTCATCGCGTTTGTCCGGCACATCCGGGCAGTGTATGACGAGGTACGCAAGTATGGCGACGAGGGCGGCGATATCTTATGCTATCACGCTTACATCAAGCGTGCGGTGTTGCTCGGTACGATCATCGGGTCGCTCTTTGTGGCAATCTGCGACAACATGATCAAGTTTTGCCGCACAATGAGCTGATAGGTCAATTACAGGAGGTGACGTTTATGACCCAGCAGGATAAGAGAGCATTTGCCCGCGTGGCAGCTGAGGTAAGCTGCCTGTCGCCGGAGCAGCGGAAGCTATTTCTGGCGTACGCAAGCGGGTTTGCCGACGGCGCGAACGCCGCCGAAGATCGGAAGCAGCAGAAGGAGGAGTAACCCATGGCAAAGCGAGAGAAGCCCCAGTACAAGGTGATTTTTGATCGCCCGCCGGATCGTGTAAAGATCCTGCTCAACCTCGCGATCGTTGCCTCGCACGGGGACTATGAGTACATCGACATCGTCGACCCGGAAGCCAACACAAGACAGCGGTTTACGCCGCAGGAAGTGGAAAGGAGACTTGCCCAATGACCATCACATGGATTTGCGCCTACATCGGCGCCGCAGCAATCGCCGCTTCGGCGGTGCGGATCATCTGCCGGATCGGGGGTGACCGCTGATGAGAGCAAGCGACTGGATCTCCTGCAAGGATGCCAATCCTGCGGAGAGCGGCGAGTACCTCGCTATTGCGCACTCCGGCGCGGTTCTTTCGCTTGAATACTCCGCCCGTCAAGACGCGTGGAATGCGAATGACTACCGCGAGCCGATCCACGCAATTGCCGTGGACTACTGGATGCCCATCGTCCTGCCGGAGGGCTACGACGATGAGGAGTAAGTGTAAGCAGTGCCGCTACGGCGTCGGCGCCGGCGTGATCGGCTATCTTTGCAACTATGCGGAGATCAAAGGGCACACCAAACTGTATGCCTTTGCCGCGGAGTACGCCGAGGGCAAGCCCCTCACCGGCCGCGACTGCGTGGCTTTTGAGCCGCGCGGAGGCCGTCGCAGAAAAGTGAAACTGCGGCTGCCCCCGCCGAGCGGGAGGTCATCAGCCCCGATCTATGACCAGATGCGCCAGCTGTACGCTGCCGGCAAAAACGACGTCGAGATCAGCCGCGAGGTCGGCACAAGCAAGTCCTATGCCGCCCGCTGGCGGCGGGGTGAGTGCCTGCCGCCCAACCAAGTCGGCGGCAAACGCTGCAAGCCGCTTGCCGGGGGGTGAGGATCATGCGGGTGTACCAGCTTGTTACCCGCGACAAATACCGGCTCCCGATCGCACAGGCCGACTCCATCGCCGAGCTGGCCGAGATGACCGGCAAGCCATACGCCACCGTCCGCAAGGCGTTTACCCGCCTCTTTATGGGCGGTCGGGCGAACCAATATCAGTACGTTGATATCGATACCGAGGAGGAGACAACCCATGACATACATCTGCGATAACTGCGGCGGCTCGTTTGCCGCGCCGCTGGAAAAGCACTACGACTCGCCGGAATACGGCCCCGTCACCGACATCTACTGCCCGCACTGCGGCGAGGAGCTGGGCAACCTCGACGAGTATGAGGCCGACGAGTGCCCCGTTTGCGGCGGGGACAAAAACAAATCCGATCTGCTTTGCCCGCACTGCCGCCTCGCGACGCGCAGCTTGCTCCGGCTCCAGCTTGGCTGCTTTACCGCCGAGCAGCTGGAGTACATCGATACCCTGTGGGAGGATCACACCGCCGCCGAGATGGCGGCGGGCGAATGGAAGGAGGGGAGAGCATGCTGAAGCCCTTTTCCGAGCTGGTGCAGCTCGATGTACGCCCGTACTGCTCCGTTCGCGACGCGAAGGACGAGCGCGGGAACATCATCAAGGTTCCCTACCTGAGCTGGGCAAAATGCGCCCAGCTCCTGCATGAGAACGGCGCAGAGAGCGTGTTTTACACGCCCGTAACTTGCCCCAGTACCCACACCTACCTCTGGCCGCAGACGCGCGTGGAGACGAGCAAGGGGCGTGTAACGGAGTGCTGGTTTGTCCGCGTGGAGATCCACATCGATGACTTGGTATTTACCTACGACATGCCGCTCCTCAACGGTACGCTCGTGGTGTACGAGGATACCCTCAACCAGCTGCGGATCAACAATGCGCTCGCCCGCGCATTTGTCAAGGGCGTGGCGATCCGCACCGGCCTCGGCTTCTCCCTCTGGGCGGACGGTGACGGCGATGACGGAGAAGATGATCTATCACGCCACAACATCTACGCTATCAAGGAGCGGCTTGAGCGGCTCATCACCGCCAAGGAGCAGCGCGGCATGAGTCATCGCGATGTCCTCGCCGCCCTCGGCCTCAACGATAAGCAGCTGGCCACCATGATGGGCTGGTTCGATCGGCTCGATCATCTGGAGCGGACGGTGAGCCAGCTGTGATCAAGGATCATGATCGTTCCGGCTGGTTCGGCGCCAGCGATACCGCACAGATCATGCGATCATGGGATACCGAGTCCTTCCGCCGCTGGTGGGCGGTTAAGCTCGGCATCCGCGCGGAGACCTTCTCCTCGCCCGCTATGCGGGCGGGGACGGCGTATGAGCATCGCATCCTTGACGCCCTCGGCATCGTGGAGCGTGATCGCCAGATCCGCATCACGTCGCTCCGGGTCCGCGTAAACCTCGACGGCGAGACTCCCACCACCATCTGCGAGATTAAAACGCACAGGGGCGACAAGCCCTTTGCCGTGTCCAAGGCCTACCGCCAGCAGTGCCAAGTGGAGATGTTCGCTTCCGGCCACGGCCTCCGTCGCCGGAAGGAGTGTCAGATCATCGCCTACCGGCTCACCGATGCCGAGTACAACAACTATTTTCTCCCGATCCAGATGGATCGGATCTCAAAGCATCCGATCCCGTATGATGCGGAGTGGATCGAGCGGGAGTACCTCCCGCGCCTGAAATATCTGGCGGCGTGCCTCAAGTCAGGCCACTGGCCGAGAGAGGAGGAGATCCCGTGCAGCAGGTGACAGTGTCCGGCGCGCGCTGGCAGCAGGACTCTGACGGCGCGTGGCTCTGCTTGCGCGTGCCGTCCCCGCAAAGCGCGATGGCCGTCTGCGACGCGCTCCGGCCGGAGCGGGAATATACGGCCAAGATTACCCGCAAGGGGCGCAGTCTCGATGCAAACGCCTACTATTGGGCGCTGGTAAACCGTCTGGCAGATCACTATTCCCTGCCGCCTGACGAGATCTACCGCGAGCAGATCCGTATGATCGGCGGCGCGTACGATGTGGTGTGCGTTAAGGCATCTGCCGCAGACAAGCTCTGCCGCGAGTGGGCGCACAACGGCATCGGCTGGATGGCCGATCAGTTCCCGTCGAAACTGGATGGGATGACCAACGTCCGTCTCTGGTACGGTTCGTCCACCTACGATACGCGGCAGATGTCCCAGCTCATCGATCAGGTGGTCGCCGATTGCAAGGCCGCCGGCATCGAGACGCTGTCCGAGCGGGAGCGGTCGCTCATCCTCGATCAATGGGAGGGGAGGTGATCAAAAGTGGAGAGTGAGTGCAAGTGTTTTTTGTGCGGGAGAACCGGAGGAGACGATCCTTTGGATCTCCACCATTAGGCACATCTTCGGAGGGGCTTACCGCCGCAAGAGCGAGATCTACGGCCTGACCGTGTATCTCTGCCACCACCGATGCCACATTTTCGGCCCCACTGCAGTCCACCGAGACGGCAATCAGATGCGCCGCCTCCGCCGCTACGGCCAGCTCAAGTGTATGCAGGAGCATGGCTGGAGCGTTGATGAGTTTATCCGCCAGTTCGGCAAAAATTATATCTAAAAAGGAGAATAGCCCATGAGTAAAACATCATCCATGATCCCCATCAACCCCGACGCGATCCGCGCCTACTGCGCCCGCGAGGGCATCACACTCGCGGAGCTTGCCCGCCGCATGGGGCGCACGCAGTCCTATCTCCAGAATGCCTTTGTGCGCGGGTCTCTGTCGCGGACGGTATACCCGGTCGCGGACGGTATACCCGCTCCTCGTCAGTGTCACCGGAGTCCCGCATGAGGAGTTCCTCGCACGGGAAGTGGAGACTCCCGCGCCTGAAAAGCCCGCCGATAAGTATTCTCTCAATTTGGCCGTATCGGATGATCGCGTCCGTCTCGGCTTCTGCCGCGACGGGAAGGAAGTCCGCCACGCCTACAGCATTCGGAAAGGCGATGACGATTTCGCGCTGATGCAAGGCATCTCATATGCCGCGCATATGCTCTATAAGTTCGCCGAGCAGGATAAGCTCAGCAAGGGAGGTAAAAATGCTTAATCATGTGTCTCTCATGGGTCGGCTTGCCGCCGATCCGGAGATCCGCCGGTTTAACTCCGGCGTGGCCGTCTGCACGTTCCGCATCGCCTGTGATCGCGACATCAAGTCGCAGGATGGTACGCGTGAGACCGACTGGATTGACGTCGTTGCGTGGCGAACAACTGCCGAATTTGTGGAAAAGTACTTCCATAAGGGCGATGCGATCATCGTAACGGGGCGGATCCAGTCCCGCACCTATCAGACAAAGGACGGATCCAAGCGCACAGCCGTTGAGGTGTCCGCCGACAGCGTATACTTTGCCGGATCCGTCTCAAAAGATGCTTCAAAGCCGCGACCCGCCGGTCGCCCCGTAGACGTGTCCGCAGCTGGATTTGATGAGATCGAGGAGGACAGCGGCATTCCGTTTTAAGGAGTTAACATGCGCGAACAGTTTACATTTCACATATCTTTCGCCCGCGCCGCCGACCGGATCACCGATCCGGTCGCGCGTTGCGCGTTTTACGACGCGATCCAGCGGTTCGCGCTGTTTGGGGAGGAGCCGGATCTCGATGCCCTTCCTGCCATCGTCGCGGTCGCCGTGGAGCTGATCATGCCGCAGCTTGTCGCGGCGCAGAAAAAGGCCAGTGCTGGCCGCGCAGGGGGGCGAAAGGCCGCGAAAAAGCCTCCTGAGCCTGTAAAGCCGGAGCCTATTAAGCAAGAGCCGGTAAAGGCAGATCCGCCACCGCAGAAAAAGCCCGTGAGTCGACCGCCGCCCCCAGATCTTGCCCGCCTCTCTCCGGCGCTCCGGAGCGCTACGGAAGCGTGGCTCCGGTACAAGGCGGAAAAAAATCAATCCTACAAACCGGAGGGGTTACGCGCCCTCGTCTCCGAGATCCGGCACAATGCCGAGAAGTACGGGGATCAGGCCGTGGTCGACTTGATCAACAAGTGCATGTCCAGCAATTGGCAGGGGATCATTTTTGACCGCCTCGCCAAATCTCCGCCGCCTAAAATCCGGGGCCTGCCGGACTGCAATTACGCGGGCGCGAGTCTGGAAAAATACATGACATGGGGTGACATATGACCGAGTTTACAATCCAATACCCGCCGACGCAGCGCGGGAAGGCCGCGTGGAACAAGCGCTACGGGTTAAATGCCTACTACGCCGGCAAGTGCTGGCAACAGCGCAAGCGCGATGCGGAGGAGCTGCACGCAATCACCCATGCAGCGCTGCGCAAAGCCGGTATCCCGCGTCGCCTGACGTCTGCTCCGGTATCAATCCGGTTTTTGTGGGACGATCGCCTCGATATCGACAACCATGCCGTCATCGGCAAGGCAATCGTCGACGCCCTAAAAGGCTGGATCCTGCCGGACGATAACCGGCGGTGGGTGCGCCGCGTCACGCATGAGGTGTGGCATGGTGGATCTATCAAGGTGGAGGTGACGCAATGGTGATCCACGCAGACGCGCAGTCCCCCGTCCCCCAGTCCCCGTGCGCGGTTTGCCCGCGTGAGCCGGTTTGCCATGATAACGGGCGCGTATGCCGCCGCTGGGGAAAATGGTTTAAAGCGGCGTGGCCCACCGTCGTGAAAATGATAAAGGAGAGTAAAAAATGAAAGCATATGAAGGGTTTGACAAAAATCTCAGCTGCCGCGGTTATCAGTATATGGTAAAATACGAGGACTTTCTTGCCAGCAAGCAGCACATCCCGCCGCCCTGCGGGTTCGAGGTGGACAGGTCGTCCATGAATCAACACATGTTCGAGTGGCAGAAGGACATTACCCGGTGGGCACTGCGGAAGGGCCGCGCAGCTTTGTTCGAGGAGTGCGGCAACGGGAAAACTATCCAGCAGCTGGAATTTGCCGATCAGGTGGCAAGACGCGAGGGGAAGCCTGTGCTGATTGTGGCCCCGCTGACGGTGGGTGCGCAGACGCTGCGAGAGGCGCAGAAGTTCGGGTATTCTGCCGCAATTTGCCGGACGCAGGCTGATGTGATGCCGGGGATCAACATCACGAACTACGAGATGCTGCAGCACTTTGATGGGAGTACCTTTGCGGGCGTGGTGTTGGACGAATCCAGCATTCTGAAGAATTACACCGGCAAGATGCGGAACCAGATCATTGAGATGTTCAGGGACACGCCTTACCGGCTTTCCTGCACGGCTACCCCTTCACCCAATGATTATATGGAGCTTGGAAACCAAGTGGAGTTCCTCGGCATTATGAGCCGCACAGAGATGCTGGCGACTTACTTTATCCACGACGGCAGCGACACCAGCAAATGGCGGCTCAAGGGCCATGCAGAAGTGCGTTTTTGGGAGTGGGTGTCAACCTGGGCTGTGGTGCTGACTTGCCCGGGTGATTTGGGATACCCAAACGATGGGTATATACTCCCGCCCCTGAACATGGCGGAGCATATCGTGGAAGTAAAAGCCGATGGCGAGTATAGCTTGTTTGGCAGAGAGATTGCGAAAACGCTCACGGAGCGGAGGGATGCGCGGCGGGCCAGTCTGCGGGAGCGATGTGAAAAGGCGGCGGAGATCATCGCGCAAGATCCAGATGAGCAGTGGGTGTGCTGGTGCGACCTGAACGCAGAAAGCGAGCTGCTGGCCGAAATTATCCCCAACAGCGAGGAGGTACGCGGCAGCGATAAACCGGAGGCGAAGGAAGATGCGCTGATCCGCTTTGCAAATGGATCCCTGCGCGTATTGGTCACGAAGCCATCAATTGCCGGGTTTGGAATGAACTGGCAGCAGTGCCACAACATGATTTTTGTGGGGCTGTCCGACAGCTACGAGCAAATGTATCAGGCAATTCGCAGGTGTTACCGATTTGGGCAGGAACGGCCCGTAAACGTCCACATTGTCACATCGGCGGCAGAAGGTGCGGTAAAGGCCAATGTTGAGCGCAAAGAGCAACAGGCCACAGACATGAAGCAGAACATGGTGAAGTACACCAAGGAAATTTTGAGAAAGGACCTTCGGGAGCAAGAAAGAATCGTGATTCCGTACAACCCGCAAATCGCGATGATTGTCCCGGAATGGGTGATAAGCGCATGAATGTGTTAGACCAGGCCATTGGCCGCAGATATGCGGTTTATAACGGAGACAGTTGCGAGGTGCTGAAAGGAATCCCCGACAACAGCATCCACTATTCTGTGACCTCTATTCCGTTTGCCAGTTTGTATACATACTCCAACAGCGATCGGGATATGGGCAACTGCCGGAGCTACGAAGAGTTCGCCGAACAGTACATGTACTTAGGGCGCGAATGGTATCGCGTAATGATGCCGGGGCGGAATGTAAGCATCCACTGCATGAACCTCCCTACCAGCAAGGAGCGGGACGGATATATCGGCATCCGGGATTTCCGGGGCGATGTGATCCGCTGGATGCAGTCGCTGGGATTTATTTACCATAGCGAAGTATGCATCTGGAAGAATCCCGTGACGGCCATGCAGCGCACCAAGGCGTTGGGGCTGCTGCATAAGCAGATAAAGAAAGACTCCTGTATGAGCCGGATGGGCATCCCGGACTATGTCGTGACATTCCGCAAGCCTGGGGACAATCCGGAGAGAGTTTCTCACACGGATAGCACTTATCCTGTATCCAAGTGGCAACAGGTAGCGTCCCCGATCTGGGAGGAATACGCATCCCCCACATGGTGGGACATCAATCAGAGTGACACACTCAACCGCAAAGCGGCGAAGGAAGAAAAGGACGAACGGCACATCTGCCCGTTGCAGCTTCCAGTAATCGAGCGGTGCGTGGAACTGTGGAGCAACCCCGGCGACATTGTGCTGGACCCGTTTGACGGCATTGGCTCCACCGGATACCAGTCCATTTTGATGGGACGCAGACATATTGGCGTGGAACTGAAAGCCAGTTATTTCCGGCTTGCCGCTGAAAACTGCGCACAGGCGGAGAGAATCGCAGAACTTGGCAGTCAGGCGACAGATGGAATCTCCTTGTTTGACATGATGGGAGTCGGCGATGGGACTGACTGACGACCGCACGTTTATGGGCGCAATGGCTGAAGCGATCGCTGAAAAGCCGACGCGGGAGGGGCTTATTGCGATGCTGCGCGAATACGCGGAGTGGGCCGAGGCGAATATCTATGAAGTTCCGATTATGCTGCCGGATGACTTGAGAACGGCGGCGGACATGCTGGAGAAGGGGGAATAAACATGGATGCGGTGAAGTTTTTGAGCGAAGCGAAGCGGATGTGCAGCAATGCAGGGCCTTGCAGCACATGCGATGTGAACGAATTTTGCGTCTTTACGCAGGAGTTTCCGATAGATTTTGGGACAGTCGATCAAATGCAGAAGATGGTAAAACTTGTGGAGAAGTGGGCGGAGGAGCATCCGCGCAAGACGCGGCAGAGTGAGTTCTTGAAGCAGTGGCCTAACGCCAAAATGAACCCGTTCACCGGAACTGTTGACGTCCCGCCTTGCTATCTTGATAAAAGCCTTTTGGATGAATGTCGTGAGAATGCGAGCGGCTGTCACGACTGCCGACGCAAGTATTGGCTGCAGGAGGTGGAGTGATGAACGACATCACGAAACAGCCGTATGCGGCATGGCTGGAAGAATCGCTGCAGGTCATCGCGGGGATTGACCCCGTGTGCCTGTGCATCGCCGCAACATCGCCCGACGGCGACGTCTTTACGGGGTACTATGGGGCAGACGCAACGGACAAGGCCGTGTTTGCACACCACATCCAGAGCGACGTGACGATGGATATTATCCGGGCAAATATCGACGAGATCAAAGATATGTTGAGGGAGGCGGAATAATGTGCAAAAAGAAAATCCTTGACGTAACCTGCGGATCGCGGACGATATGGTTTAACAAAAATCACCCCGCTGCAATTTATGCAGACAAACGGGCTGAAGAACTGTATGGTGTTTGGAAATCGGAAAGTGGTCAGCCCGAGAGATCTTGCATTATTGCCCCCGATATCCAATGCGATTTTACGGATCTTCCGTTTGATGACAATTCGTTTGCTCTTGTTGTCTGGGATCCGCCCCACCTACGTCAGGTTGGAAAAAACGCATGGTTGGCCAAAAAGTATGGCCGACTCGACAACAACTGGCCCAAAATGCTCCACGACGGTTTCGAAGAGTGTATGCGTGTGCTTAAACCCGATGGCGTATTGATTTTCAAGTGGGCGGAAACACAGATCTCTGCCGCCGAAGTTTGGAAAGCGATAGGACAGCGGACTTTATTTGGTCATCACAGTGGGAAGAGATCGCAGACCTTTTGGGGCTGCTACATGAAATTGGAGGGCTGACAATGGATGCGTACATCAAGAGAGCGGATGCGATGGAGGCAATCCGCAAGCGGTGCAACTGTTGTACAGAGCCATGCCCGATGGCTGACATGGCGCATGAAGCCGCAAAAGGCAGAATGTACGCCACGAATGAATTCATTTTGTTGCAGAAGAAGGTCGAAAGCGGTCAGCTTGTCGAAGTGGTGCGGTGCCGGGATTGCAAATACTTTCAGCATTACGGAAGGACGTCGCTTTTTGTTGATGGCAAACACGTTAAAGCCGGATGGTGTACCCGGAGAATCCTATACGACGAGGAATATAGAATGCTGCCTGATGGTTTTTGTAGCAGCGGCGAACGGAAGGGCGGTGACAGCGATGAAAGTTAACGGGAGACCGCTGTCCAATAACCCGAAACAGGCTTACATGCTGGGCAAGTTGCACGGCACGCAAGATACTATGGGCAACGTGGCGATGGTGCCGAAGGACGAGTGCGGCGTGGTGTTTGGAGGTTGAGACATGGTTCATTTGGGAGACGTCTGCAAGATAAACGGTGCGGAGATCGAGCCGGTGTGGGTGGTGACGGGCGGCAGCCCGTGTCAGGATCTATCCATCGCCGGGAAACGCGCCGGTTTGGCGGGAGCGCGAAGCGGCCTGTTTATGGAGCAGGTGCGCATCGTAAAAGAAATGAGAGCGGAGGACAAACGGAATGGACGGACAGGTGACATGGTTCGACCTCGGTTTCTCGTTTGGGAGAACGTTGTCGGAGCATTCAGCAGCAATAGAGGAAAAGACTTCGCAGCCGTGCTGGAAGAAATTGCGCGTATCGCAGAACCAGGATTTTCTTTATCTGGACTGCCGGAAAAGTGGAAATGGACAAAAGCAGGAGCCATTGACGGTGATGGGTGGTCTATCGCTTGGCGAACTCACGACGCTAAGGACTGGGGAAAAACCATCCGAGACAGCCGTACAGGAGATGTTATCCGTCTGGGGACCCCACAGCGTCGCCGAAGAATCTCGGTTGTCGCAGATTTTGGAGGTGAATCCGCTGCCCAAATACAATTTGAGCGCGAAAGCGTGTCTGGGCATCTTGCGGAGAGCGGAACGGCGGGGGAAGGATTTGCCGAAGCTACTGAAAGCGGTTTTAATCCGGCAGTCGGGGACTGCATGACGGCTTGGGATTGCCAAAGCAAGCGTATTTTTAACATAAACGGAAAATCCCCCACACTGCAAGGCGGTGTTGGCGGTGGTGTGAACAATCCTGCCATATTTGTGGCTATCCCCATCAACGACAAAGCCACCAGATGGCAGGGCGGTGGCGAAAGTCGCAACCACGATGGCAGCGGCAATGGTCTTGGAATCGGCAAAGAGGGTGACCCGTCCCCCACGCTGACCGCTGGTGACCGCCACGGAGTAATGTGCATGAATCCTTGGGATGCGCAGAGCGCAAGGGTGTACGATCAGGATGGCGTATGGCACAGTCTGAATGCCAACGAGAACGGCGGCATGGCGCGGGACAGCGTATTGTGTGCTGGGTTTAAACTGGGCAACAGTGAACAGGCACGGAGCATCGGCTATCAGGAGGAGCTGTCCCCTACACTGAACGCCGAGTGCGGCGGGAATAAGCCAGCTGTGGTTGCCCCAGTGGTGGCACTGGACATGACACACGCCTGCGACGTCATCCGCGAGTACGGGGAGCAGGTACCAAGCCTGCAGGCACGAATGGGAACAGGCGGCAATCAAGTGCCGCTTACATACCAAGATGTGACGGGTACGCTTTCCCCCGGCGCTCATGCTGGGAGCTACAACGGGCAGGACGCATACAACGATATGCTGGTAGTGTCGAGCGAAATATCCCCATCTCTAAGGGAAAAAGGAAACGACCCATACCGCGCAGATATGGCAGCGTATGTCGCAAGCGTAGACTGCCGCAATTTCCGAGAGGGCGGAGAGGTAAACGGCACGCTTCAAGCGAAAGAAAGCGGCGGGCAAAGCCTGAACTTGAATAATACAGTCCGGCAGAACATGGTCGTGCGCCGCCTGACGCCGATGGAGTGCGAGCGGCTGCAAGGATTCCCCGATCACTGGACGGATATCGGCGAGTGGACGGACGAAAAGGGAAAGAAGCACAAGGACGCGGACAGCCCACGGTACAAGGCACTGGGCAACTCCATCGCCCTGCCCTTCTGGGACTGGATGCTGCGGCGCATGGCGCGGTATCTGCCGGAGGGCGCGACGCTGGGGAGCTTGTTTGACGGCATCGCAGGTTTCCCGCTGATCTGGGAGCGCATACACGGCAAAGGCACGGCGCGGTGGGCAAGCGAAATCGAGCCGTTTCCCATTGCGGTGACGAAAAAGTGGTTTGGGGAGAAATGACAATGTGCAAAAATATCCGTACGATGGCGCAGTTGATGGACTGCGTGGCGGTGTGAAGGGAGTAAAAATATGGATAAAGAACAGCAGGCAATCAACCTTTTGCAGCTCGGCAGCCGAATGAGCCTGCACTACTACAAGCAGACTCTGCTTATCTGCAATTCCGGCGGCAAAGACAGCCTTGTGCTGCTGGAGCTTGCAAGGCGCGCGGGAATCCCTTACGAGGTACAGCACTCGCACACGACGGCGGATGCGCCGGAAACCGTGCGGTATGTGCGCCAGCAGATGCACGAGTTGGAGCTGACTGGCGTGAAGTGCTATGTAAACATGCCGACGTACAAGGGCGAGCGGACGAGCATGTGGAAGCTGATCGGCGATAAAGGCTTGCCGACAAGGTTGCGGCGATTTTGCTGCGCGGTGCTCAAGGAGACGGGCGGGGCAAACCGAGCTATCGCTACTGGCGTTCGCGCCGATGAGAGTTCGCAGCGCGCGTCTCGAGGGGAGCTTGAGACGCGCGGAAAGACCAAGGCGGACAGTTACAGAATCAATGCAGAAAATGCGGCTGAACTGTTTGAGGATGACGTGCGTCGCAGCCCTATCGAGCATGATGACAAATTTATTTCTGCGTGCAAAGTGCGGGGCAGCACGATCGTAAACCCGATCATCCACTGGACAAATACCGACGTGTGGGAGTTTATCCGGGGCGAGAACCTTGCTTATAACCCCTGCTACGACATGGGATTTAACCGCGTGGGGTGCGTAGGCTGCCCGATGGGCGGCGCGTCCAGATCCCGCGAGTTCGCGCGTTGGCCGAAATATCAGGATGCGTATATGCGGGCGCTGCAGCACTATCTTGATAAGCACCCAAAGCAGGCCGCAAAGGGAGATATCATGTCATGGTGGCACTGGTGGATGGAGGATGGCATTATCAGCGGGCAGATGGATCTTTTAGGAGGGCGGAATGATGCTGACTGACGACCGCACGTTTATGGGCGCAATGGCTGAAGCGATCGCTGAAAAGCCCCCTTGCGGGGGCTTTTTCTTTAGGCCAGCCCGCGCACAAATGCGAGGGCTATGCGCAGGATCGGCGGCGGCAGGCCGTTCAGCGCCATGTGGATCTTGCAAATCAATTCTCTCTTTTCCATTTTTGGTCTCCTTCCGGTTCGGCGTTTCGCCGTATTAAAGCGTCACCTATTGTGCGTTCCTACAAAACTGCGCGGCGCGAAAATTTCCCCTTGCGGGCGCGTACGATTTGCCGTAAACTGTGATTAATAAAGCATTATTTGGAGGGATTTTATGCTTCGTTATATTCTTGCCCTGCTTCAAGATGTTCTTGCCGTGGGGCTTATCCCGTGGATTGCCGCTGGGTTATGTAAAAAACCGATGACAAAAAGACGATACAAGTGGGTGTCCGTTGTTTTCTCTCTGTCCCTTACAAGCGCTGCTATGGCATCTGACTATAGTTTTATTAGAGCATTTGCGGCAATGGAATGTGTATGTCTTTGTTTCTCGACGTATTATATCGGATTGCACATCCTCAAGCGTCGTGGGAAGCTCGAGGGTTATGTAAAGGGGGAGCTGACAGATGATTGAGTATCTCGAAAGACCGGATTTTAATCCCGTAGAGCACGGGACGTGTGAAATCTGCGGCGCGGAGGACGGCGAAGAAGACGATGATGAGGAATAAGCGGGTTCCCGCCGCCTCCGCAGCAACGGCGGGAACCCCTTGAGGAGAGGTGGGCTAAGCCTCTCCCGTAATCCCAGCATACCCCGTGCGCCCTTGGCCGCGCAATCGCGGTTCAGGGCATGTCTGCCCTGCTACAGGGTATCCGTGTCCGGGCACGCCAGCCCGGATCCGGGCAAACGAACGAAGGAGATGGAAAAATGGATAGCCTGCAGGAGCTATGCCGCCGTGCGCGCCACGAGAAGGGCATGACCAACGCAGACATCGCCGAGCAGTCAGGTATCCCCATGTCAACCGTTGCAAACTTTTTTGCATCGGGATCCAAATCCCCATCTGTATATACGGCTGGCCCCATTTGTGCCGTGCTCGGCGTATCGCTTAATCGATACTTTATGATCAACCCCGCAGATGAGCCTATCCCGGAGTCAGAGCGCAACGCACTGCTCCAGCAAATCCAATTCGGCGAGGAGAAATGCGCGATGCTGGAGCGATCCATCTCCAGCAAGAAAAAGATCATCCTCGCCATGTTTTTGCTGGCCTTGGTCGTGCTGGTTTATGGAATAACGCTCGACGTACTCTGCGGGGGCATCGGATTTATAAGGAGGTAACCCATGCCAAAGCAAATACGCGCCGCGCTCTATGTACGCGTCTCCAGCGAGGAGCAAGCCCGCCATGGATACTCCCTCGCGGAGCAAAAAGCGCGACTCCTTGCCTACGCCAAAGCCCACGGCCTTGAGGTCGTGGGCATCTACGAGGACGCGGGGATCTCCGCCCGCAAGCCTTACAAAAAGCGACCGGCGCTCCTACGCTTGTTGGAGGACTGCGAGGCCGGTAAAATCGACACCATTTATTTTATCAAACTCGACCGCTGGTTTAGAAATGTCGCGGACTATTACGCCGTCCAGCCCGTCCTCGAAAAAGCCGGTGTGACGTGGTGCGCCACCGAGGAGAACTATGAGACCCAGACCGCCGCAGGACGGCTAAAGGTCAACATCATGCTCTCCGTCGCGCAGGATGAGGCCGACAGAACCAGTGAGCGGATTCGCTTTGTAAACGATGGCCGAAGAGCCAAGGGTGTACCCATCAGCTCCAAGGCTCCTATCGGGCTGATGGTCAAGGATGGGGATTACGTCCAGACGAAAGACGCCCCCGCCGTGCAAGCAATGTTTACGCATTATATCCAAACGCGCAGCGTCAACGCTACGCGTAGATATATGATGGATCAGTGGGGCATTGATGCCGTGTACAACACGTTTAATCGCGCACTCCGGAACCGTCTCTACATCGGAGAGGTACACGGTATACCTAATCGGATCCATGCGCTTGTATCCAAAGAGGACTTCGACTTGGCGCAGGAGATCATCGCGAAGCAAGCACAGCGATGCAGCGGAGTCGAAACCCCTCACATATATTTGTTCTCTGGGCTGATTTATTGCCGCGAATGTGGCCGATCGATGCAGTCCGAGACAGTCAAGAAAGTTTACACTTATTATCGTTGCCGCTCCCACATGCTTGATATTACGGCTTGCCCACATACCAAACGGGTCCGCGAATCGGAACTCGAAATATACCTGCTCGAGGAGCTGGAGCATATCGTCAAAACGGCCTACTCTGCAACCAAAAAAGGGCGCGAGAGAAAGTCTCGGATTGCCCCGGCCAAGATCTTGCGCAAGCTTGATCGGCTGAAAGAGCTGTACCTCGCAGAGATGATTGATATGCCAACCTATCGCGCCGACTATGACAAATTGCAGGAGCAACTCCACGCCGCGCAAGTTGAGACTCCAGATCCACCAGACATAGCCAGCTTGCATGAGGCCATCGCACAGTATCCAGTGCTCTCGCGGATCGAAAAAAAAGAATTTTGGACTCGCACCATCAAGCGCATTGACGCCGACAACAATGGCGCATTTTTTGTAACCACGCGTTAGGCACAGTTTACACTGCCGCTATATAGCGTCAACTATACCCAACTCCCCCAGCCGCTTTGGCTGGGGGAGTTTTCTTCACTTCGCGATAGCGCAATAGTACGCCGCCAGTTTCGCTTTCGGTTCCGGCGCATCCTTATCCCACAAAAACGCCTTTGCCAAGTCCCCGTAAAACTCAGCCGTAAAAACGCCGTGCCGCTCCGCGACAAGACAGTAGTCCGAGTACATCATGTTCATCGCGACCCACCAGCACCACGGGGTGATGTGATCCCACGTCACGCCGAGGCTTTCCGCAACGCTGGTGGTCTGTTCCTTTTTCCAGTGTGCGCCGGTCGTGCCGTCGGCGTTCTCCATCTTCTCGCACCACGCCTCTGCGTCTGCGCGGGAGAAATCGCTCACGCACTCCAGCGATTCGGCATACGCCTTAATATGCTCATAGCACTCCACCATCGCCGTGACGGCGGTCGCGCTCCGCTCGGATACCGGCATGGACATATACTCGGCCAGCCCCTTCTCAAGGCGCTCACAGTACGCTTTAACCTTGTCCTTCATGCCGCACCTCACAGTTTCCGCACGGTGACGGCGGCATTGGTCACGCTGCCAGCTGCGCTAAGCGTCAGACGCAGCGTAGCCCTCGGAGAGTACCGAAGGAGCCGTACCGCAGCGGGAAAGGAAAGCGTCACCGACGTATCCGTAGCCGCCACGGTCGCCGACGCAGTCGCGCCAGGGATTGCTACGCCGTCCTGCAGGAGCGTCGCAGTGATCGTGCCAGCAGCCGCAGGAATCACGGTAACGGACACGTCCGCGTCATAGTATCCATCCCCGTTCAGGGAGATGGCATTCCCGCTCAGCGTCGCACCGCATCCATAGCGGCGCACGACGTTGCCGAGAGGGATATCTCCGCCCGCGGCCACAGTGGTGGGGGAGGTCATCGCGGTAAAAAGGATCGAATTGCAGCTCATAAAAATACTCCTTTCATAAAAACAGGCGGGGCTTTTGCCCCGCCTTACTCATGCCCAGCAGGGGCGATGCTCAGATGTTGCCGCAGCCACAGCCGCTCATCGCAAACTGAGGCACGATGCCGAACCCATAAGGGTTCACACGCGGAACGCCGCACATGGCGTTCTGGAGCGTCAGCTGGTTGATCTGATTCTGCAGGCTCTCGATTTTGTTCTGGGCCAGCGCATCAAGGATCTTCTGCGTCTGCGCGGTCGTGTTGGCGTTGATGCTTGCCGTGTTGATCGCGCCGTTGTAGTTCACGCCGTCGATGGCACGAAGCGTCTCACAGCAGCACTCCTGCTGGCGGGCGAAGCCAGAAGCCGTCGCCATCTGCAGATCGCGCAGCTCACCGAGGATGTTGTAGTTGCCGTCCTTGATCGCGCCTGCGTTGTCATACGCCGCTTGACGTACTGCTGCCACCGTTTCGTTGTTCTGGCGCTCCAGCGCAGCGAAATCGGTCGCACGCTGAACATCGCCGACCGTAGCGTTGCGCTCTCGGTTGCCGCCAAAGTTGCCAAAGCCACCGCCCATCAAGGCAAGGATTGCAAAGAGCCAAAGCCCTTCGCCTCCGAAGCCGCCGAAACCGCCGCCGCTCACCGCCGCGAAATCAGCGGGAGACATAGAGTCGTTCATGTTTGTTCCCTCCGTTTTTCATATTATTTTCACGCGCGCTGTGAAAATTCACTAAAACTGAGACAGGATTGTCTGCGGATCCACGCCCCGAGACTGGCACATTGCATAAAATGTCTGCTGGAGATTCCCGCCGTTTAACTGGCGAATCTGATTCAGCATTGGGTTCTGATTCAAGATTTGCTGCATGGCCAGCGCGGGATTTTGTGCCGCCTGATATGCGTGATACATCTGCACGGCACGGGATACGCCGCTATTCTGCCCGTTCAGCTGCTGCAGGATGGGATTCATTCAGCGCCGCCTCCAATCTTGAAATCCGTCCAGCCAGCGCCGCCAAGTCAACCGGAGGCGCGTCTACATGGGGTGCAATGTCGTAAGGCGTCGCCGTCTTGTATCCCGCCCCGTCTGTCTGGCAAAGCCAC